GTGCCTAGGATCTTAGTATCCTGTACCTCAAGCTCAACTTCATCCCCATCAGAGGATACATTGACGTTGGATTTATCAAGCACCATCCGAGTAATGATCTCGACACAATCGCCGATCAGCATTCTCATAAAGTGATTGTACGGCATACGCTCTTTAGGAGCACCTGCGAACTCTTGTTGTATCTGACAGGATAGGCGTCCTACATTCGACATACGAATTCTAGGCTTGTCCTCTCTAGGCGTCAGCTGTTTGGTTAGAGCTTCCTCGAACTGCTTTACATACTTCTGGATCTCGTCTTGAGTAAACGTAATAGTCTGCTCGTTAGATAGATCCTCTAAGACAGCACGAATCTGGCCCTCTAAAATAGAAAGCATAAGATTACCTCAAAGTGGGGAAAGAGGGCCGAAGCCCTCCTTGTTATACCAAGTCTGCGTCTAGTGTATCATCAGCCACTGCATCATAGATCTGCCCATCTTCGACAGAGGATACCATAGCTTCATTATACTTACGCTGGATGGTCGAATTTTCTTGTTTCGCCATCTCTTGGAACACCTTGGCTGTCTCAGCAACTTCTGAGCTGAGGATTGCTGGTGTAGCAAAGTCTATCGAGAACACTGTGTAGTAATACTTACCACGCTTTTCTGTGTTCACATTAATGATAAACTCATGGAACTTCTTACCATAAGGCAAGCTATCAATGATCTTCTCGAAATCATTATATGCTAGTCCCTTCATATAATGCTGGAACGGCACATTGGATACCTGCATCTCTTCACCATCAGCTGTGTGTCCTGTGTAGGAAATCAGCCCACGGATAATGCGGGTAGTCTTAACCTTTGATGCCCACATGCGTTTATCATCTTCGGACATTTGGTTAAGAGCCTTACGAGTAGGCTTTCCGCAGCGCAGTGTACCTTTCATATCGATAGGCTCACCTTTGCGGAAGTCAGGCATCAGTATCGACTTGTTGAGAACTTTACCGCTCTCGTCCTGCTCACGATACTGAAAATATTGAGCTAAGACATGGATCTTAGCGGTGTCTGTCCAGACAGGTTCTGTCTGATTAGATAGAGAAACCATACCGCGTTTAATCTCACGGCCTTGCTTGTCTTCTCCATCATGACAGATTTTTAGAAAATCAATTTTAATCTGCTGCTCTTCCTCTCCGCTCAATTCGGAAAGGATGTTTTTGATCTCTGCTTCATTTACGACTGCAACTTGGTTCATATTGTCTCGAACTCCTGTTGTTAACTTAGTTGGACTTATATCATACATTAGTAGTTACCTTTGGTCAAACTAATTCAGACATCTCCATCCAGTTTTTGTATGCAAGCGATGGGAACACAATCCCCAGTTGCGAAGCTTTGCACCGGATAGTTAACGATGTTTGTGGCATTTGTGACACGACCATTGCCTAATCGTCTTGCATTTGGGAAATGGAATTCCCTACCTGAAGGGATACGAACAATACCATCTTGTAGTACACCATCCATAAGCTTTTTATGCCAGCTGGCTAGACCCTTATAGATCGAAAAGTACTGATTAAAGTACTCTTTGACGTGCTCTTCCTCTGCAGCTCCTGTGCCGCCGTATAGAGGAGCAAATGTATAGGCTTTGGCTTCCTGACGCATGTCTTTAGTAACATCAGCTTCGCTACACTGGTTAATAATGCTCGCTGTCTGCTTGTGTACGTCTTTTCCAGAGAGAATATCATTAATAATCTGGGGATCTCTGCTTAATTCCCCTGCAACCCTAAACTCTAGTCCAGAAAAGTCTGCCTCGACCACGCTTCCGCCATCAAATCGGCTTGTTATTGCTCTACGGACAGGAAACTTACCGCCTTTAGGGATATTTTGGAAATTAGGGCCGCTAGAGCTTAGTCTGCCTGTTCGAGCAACTGTCTGATTGAAATTTGCGTGTAGAATTCCATCATCTCTTGTCCAAGTTTCGATGCCAGTGACGAATGAGTTAAGATATGTATTAACTGCATTCAGTCTTGACATTTTCTCGAGGTATTCGACAGCGAGATCGTTACCTTTGGACTTAGCTTGCGTGATAAGAAGCTTGTTAGTGGTCTTATCGACTTTAAACCCATTAACAGAAGCGTAGGATGGACCTTTGGGGGATAGTTTAAGCCCTGCAGTCTGCCCTGTACTGATATATATCGCACCCTCACCATCACAGCTTTTGCAGCGGGGCTGTTTCTTATACGGCTCGCCCTTCAACGTAAGCTTATTCTGCCTACCCGATCCATTACAAGCGGGGCAGCACTCAGCTATTGTTCGCTGGATCACCTTACAGCTTGCCCGTACAGATGCAAAAAAACGTGTGTCATTCATCCAAGGGGTAGGAAGTGGCTTACCATTCGGGCCGACACCTATATTGAACAATTTGATATGTAGATCACGATCTACCACCTCTCGAGAGTAGACGATCTTGCTCTGATCTTTTCCTGAATTAAGGTTAAAAGGTGTATCCCCTAATACATGCCTAGCAATCTCAGTTAGGCGCTTGATCAAGGCTTCTCGCTCAGCGATAAATTGCTGCTTAACCTCTTCCAGAATAGTCAACTGAATTTTGATGCCATTTCTCTCTATTTCTACTAGGAAGAGCAGCATCTCGTTCATGTCTGATGGCTGTCTCTTTCAAGCTTAGCGGCATAGGCTGTGCTCGAGCGTAGACGAACTCTGCGATCATGGTGCACCATACATCACAGCTGATAATGAACCCTATCTCTAAGGCCCAGATCACATCAAACTTGGCGTTATGCGCAACAATAAGATCCGCCTGATCTAGATCTCTCTGAAACGCATCCCTTCCATCAGGCTGGGGCTTCTCATTATGGTTCCATACTAACCTTTGTACGGCACCAATCTCTCCATTGGTAATCACACACCACCACACCCCAACGCATCTATTATCTTTGTTAAAAGGGCTGTTGTCTGTCTTACCATCAATATCTTTAACGGTGGTCTCAAAGTCCCACACGACTACTCTTAGGTCTTTTACGTTAATCATAATTACTCCGTGTACCGTGAAATGTCTGGCATTATTGTGACGGTCTCTGTGCCGTGCCAGCCTGAGATTTTATTCTTAGAAACTGTGATAAAGCGGAGGTGGTCGTCCTCCTCCTGATCGTGACGCCCGATACCGAGAATGAGGTCGGCCTCTGCCGCCTTACCAATCTTCGAGCCTTCCATCATCGTATAGTTCAGGCGTGTTCTGCCCTCTGCCTCAGCCGAAGCTTGAGACACACCAAAGATGGCACAGTTACATTTCTTTGCGGTTTCACGCAGACTTCTGTAGAGCTCTCTTAGGCGCTCATGACCTGCATTAAAATTTCCACCAATCATAACCTTATCGGCCTGATCGATGAATACTATATCGGCGCCCTTCTTCTCGATAAATCTTTCAATCTTTGCCAGATCCCAATCTTGAGTATCTTTAAAGAAGATCCGGCCTTGTGCTCTGGCATGGTAGATAGCCTTGGCTTTCTCAGTATCCTCTAGGATCTCTTTCTTGGTTAAGCCTGTAGCTGCTGAGTAGGCACGTACAACGGTCCTGCGCGTGGCTTCTTCATTGCCTAAGATCAACACTCTATACCCTTGGTCTATGAAGCCTCCGGGGGATAGGGCTAAAGATACAACAAAGGCTGTCTTACCTGTCTCTGGTGTGGCGAAGATAATGCCAAACTCGGTGCGCTGCAGACCCGGCACACGTCTCTCGAGAGTTTTAATGTTGAAGCGGAAACGATTGGCATCATCCATATCATGTTTCAGCTCATCGATGTCCTGAGTAGTATCCTCTCCAAACTCATCTTCTACAAAGCCTTCCCCGTAATGGGAGACAAGCTTTTGAGCTTTCTCGAGAGCGAGGGGATTACCCTCTGAGATCTCTAGTGCGATGGTGGCAAGACGTTTTCCAAAGTCTCTCTGCCATAATTTGTGGATACAATCTGATGCTATATCGGGACTGTATTCCTGCTCTAAATCGACGAGAGATAAAACGTCTTGAACTTCACTCTTCTCAGCTCTGGTAGCTACTGGGTTCTCTAGTTCCCAAATCTTAAACAGTTCTCTGGAAGTTAGGTCATGTCCATACGTTTCATGCGCAGTGGTTAGAACTGTGTATATTGATCTGATTTCATCAGAGAATAGCTTACGGCTGAGTTTGTCTTTATTCTGCTCGTAGAACTCATTTCTGAGCAGGGATTTTAAGATTGCTGTGTCTAGCATTGGTCACCCTGTACTTCGGTTAGTTAGGGTAACATTCCTACCATAGTGTTTGCAAAAATAAAACCCCCCAATTTCTCGGGGGGCTGTTTTTAGCTAGTTCTGATTTTGAGCTTTTTGAGGTCAGGTTTCCCGTCCCCTCGTCGCTCTTTGATATCACATTGGTAGTATGTAACTCGGTTGTTACCCCTCACCAAATTGTTCATAGCTTCTTCTAAACGCTTCTGTTCTTCGGCGGCATCGATGTACCCCCCGGGCAGATCATAATCTACCAAAATTAGCCCTCTGGCTTTCATTGTACCATTCCTTTTACTTTAACGTCTGTACTGGTGACTTAGACGGGTCATTTTAATTAGATAGTATACGATTAACTCTAGCACGGTTACCGCCACAAAGTATAAAAACCCACGTAAAAATACTATTTACTGTAGTAAATTTTGTATCTGTTGCGTATTTAGCCATTTTAAATCATCTTCGAGAAACACCACTCGGGTCTTTACTCGCCCTTCTAGTTTACTCTTGAGGTCTATAGCCTTTCGACTTGCGTCTTTATCTAGGGCTATAACTACCTCAGTAAAGGTACATAGTTGTGCCTTCTGTTGAGAGCTTAATACAGTTCCTAATAATGCACAACCAGAACATTTAGTGAACCTACTAACGGAACAAGCAGAGGGTACATCTTCGACTACAACAGCTACCTCACCATCGCCAACTCTAATTATACCGTCTATCTCGCCATATTGTTTCCATTTAGGCGTTGTACCGTCCAAGGATCTACCTACAGCCCCTCGCTCGTCTTCTGAGAAGAATAGAACCCTACGCTCAGCTGGAGCATATTCTACTCGTATGCGCCCGGTCTCATAAGCTTCTAGGCT